TGGTCGCCGGATTACACCGCAATCCCGTGGCGCGGGAAGCCAGCCGATCAGTGCCCGGACGGCCCGCGATACAAGGCGCTGGGCAATTCGATGGCCGTCAACGTCATGGCTTGGATCGGACAGCGGGTTGCCTTGATGGAGGCTGTCCAATGACCGTCACATGCCCATGCTGCGGCGCGCCCATGAATGCGGACGCCGTGCCCGTGAAGGCCTTGCTGGACGTGCGCGCGTCGCCAACAGAGCGCGTCATGCTGCGAACGCTGGTTGACCGTTACCCGCACGCGATCGACCTGCCGTCGATGACGGACCGGCTGTTCTCGGGATCAAATGCGCCGATCAGCGGCGACCGCCAGACCCAGGTCTATGCGTCCCGCCTGCGCAAGCTGCTGGCCCCGCATGGCTGGACGGTCAGCGGTTCAAAGGGCGGGCGAGGCAACACAGGCATCTACCGTCTGGAGCGGCTGACATGACAGCCATTCCGCGAACCGATGACACGTTGTGCGCCGTCTGTCGCCGCCGCTCCGCTGGCTACGGCCACACTCAAAAGGGCTATTCGGCGCAGCCCGTCCTTTGGGTCTGCGATGACCCGACATGCCTGCAAACCGCAAAGGACAGCTACGCCATGAAGCAGTCTCAATTCGACCGGCTGGAGCGGCTGGCAGCGGTGGACGCGTCCAACAAACTCGTCGAGACGCTGGTTGCCAACGGGAAGGCTGACGCATTCGCGACATGGGAAAGCGTCGATTTCGACCGCATGGTTGAAGACATCATCTCGGCATACCGCATCGCACTGAAACACCGCGTCGAGACGGGGGAGGCTCCGTTTTGATGTCCGACACTCTGACCGCCAATCATCGCGTCGCGCTCGAGCTGGCAGCGCAGGGCTTCGCCGTGTTCCCATGCGAGGAAGGCGGGGCACGCGCGAAACAGCCGAAGCCGGGCGTATTCTGGCAGGCGGCCGCGACTACGAATGCCGCCAGGATTGATGACTGGTGGCGACGATGGCCGAATGCCGTGCCGGGAATGCCCATTGGCCCGGCCGGTCTGATCGTCATCGATGCGGATCGCCACAACGGGAAGGCGAATGGCGTGGAGGCGTTCGGCGAGCTGATGGCCGCCCATGGCTGGCATCCCGACGCCGCGCCGCTGGCGGCGACGCCGAACGAGGGGAACCACCACTTCTTTCGGCAGCGGCCCGGCGAGAAACTTGGCAACGGCCGCGGTGCGCTTCCGGCCGGGATCGATGTCAGAGGGCATGGCGGCTACGTCATCGCGCCCGGTGCCGTCATGGCGGATGGCCGGACCTATGAGCTGTTCGGAAACCTGGTCGACGCGCCCGTCATCCCGGATTGGCTGCACGGCATTCTGACGGCGCCGAAGTGCGATGTCGATAAACCGATATCGGAAAAAAAACAGCGGGTTGCGTTGGCGCCAAACTACGAGACCGCAGGAGACGCCGAAATTGCCGAGATGCTCGGCCATATCGACCCCGATCTGTTCTATCACGAGTGGATCACCGTCCTGATGGCCGTCCATGCCGTGACCGGCGGGGCAGGGATCGGGCTTGCCGATGCGTGGAGCGCGCGCGGCTCGAAATACAAGGGGCGGCGCGAGATTGAGGCGAAGTGGCGGTCGTTCAAGCGGACCGGCGTCACGCTCGGCACCCTTGCCGCCCTTGCCCGCCAGCACGGCGCCGACCTTTCCGCCATCGCCATCAAGCACCGGGGCAGAGCGTGGGATTACGACAAGAATGAAGCTGCGGAAGCCGCCAGGCAATTTCTAGCCCACGCGGATGGCACCATCGCGGATGCGGAGACGGGGGAGATTGTCGAGGAAGGCGTCGGCGCGCCGGGGGACTGGACGAGACCAGGCGGGTTGATTGGCGACATCGCGGAATGGATCTTGTCGGCAGCCATGATGCCGAACCGGCGGCTATCATTGGCCGCGTCCATCGCCGTCGTCAGCACCGTTGCCAGCCGCCATCTCTGCACTCCGACATCGTCAGGGCTGCACCTCTACACGATTTGCACTGCTCAAACCGGCGTCGGCAAAGACTGGCCGTTGAAAGCGATTGAGCGTCTCTTAATCGAGATTGGGCTGAGCATGCTGGTGTCGTCGGGCAAGGTGACAACATCGCTCGCCATTGAAAGCAGCCTGTCGCGCCAGCCGGCGCAGATCATCATCGCCGACGAAATCGGCAAGCGCATCTTCGGCAAGGCTGGGCACAAACGGGCATCGACCTATGAAAGCGGCATCACCGACACGCTGCTTGAACTTTGGAGCGCATCGCCCGGCGACATGATCCGCACCACTCAGCGCGTCGGCTCCGACGCCTTGGTATTGGAGGCCCCCGCCGTTTCCATTTTCGGCGTCTCCAACCACCGCGACCTGTATTCCAGCCTTGGCCGCGCATCGATCGACAACGGCATGATCAACAGGGTGTTGTTCATGGAAGCCGATCCGCGCACCGATATGCGGGACGTCGACGTGGACGAGGCCAAGCGGCCGCCTGAGCATGTCGTCAACGGGCTGGCTGATCTGAAACCGGCGACGGACAAGAACAACCTAGCGTCCGGCCTTGCATGCTACACCCTTCACACCGGCGTGACCGCCCGCGTCGTGCCGTGGGCCGACACGGCGGCAAAGGAGGCGTGGCGCGCATTCCAGGCCGAGATGCTGTCCTATGCTGACCGCAACGAGGAGAACGCCCCGTTTGTCCGCAGGGCCGCCGAACAGGCAATTCGATTGGCGACGATCTGGAGCTTGTCGCGGTATGGCAGGGACGCCGCCATGGTGTCTGTTCCGGCCGTCGAGTGGGGTATCAGCGTTGCCCGCGAAAGCGTCGCCAACGCGATTTCAGGCACGGCCGAGCACATCGTGTCATCGGACTTTCAGGAGCACTACAGGCGCGTCGAGCGGATGATCAAGGAGCGCGGCGAAGCGCCGCTTTCAATCATCGCCCGCAAACTTGGCGGCGCGGTAGATAACCGGACATTGCAAGCCGTCATCGACGCGCTGAAACTGGCAGGGAAGGTGACCGAGGAGCGAGCGAACAATCGCGGCGTCAGCTATGTGTGGAAAGGGTGACGACCGCGCTTCCGAACCATTGAAAATTGCCGCCTCCGGGCGGCTTTTTTGCGGATTTCTAATTGCAAAAACAGGGTTCCTTATTGTCAACAAGGAGTTACACAGACCAATTCCTAATTGTCAAAAACGCTTAGTAGATGCGGTTGAAAACGAGCTTTAACACATTGATTATATATCATTATCTCTTATTGTTCTAATTGCAGGAGAGGGGGGTAAAGTAGGTCAATTAAGGCAAGAATGTGGCGAAGATTGAGGGTTTCATATACGTGCGGAAAAATCTGCAATTAGAAACTGCGACATAATAATGTCCAGTTTGCGACACTTGCCCCGCCGCTACAAATCAGGCATGGTGAGCCTGCCACAGCGCCCGTCCGATACCTCTCACCGGACGGGACACCATGACGACATATCCCCTGAACTGGTTCGTCGCCCGCGTTGCGACGCGTGCCGAATTTCAAGCTGCCGCCGAGATCGCGGAAGCGGGCGGTCAGACCGTCTGCCCGGTCCATCGCGTCAGCGTGTTGCGCCGCCACACCAAATCCGTGCGCCGGATCGAGACGCGGGCGCTGCTGACCGGCTACCTCTTCGTCCAGGCTCGCGACACCGACACGCTGCGCGCCGCCAAGGCGTTTCGTGGTTTGTTGATGAACGCCGGGCGTCCGGTCGTCGTGCCCGCCAGCGCCGTCGACGCGCTGATGCGCGAATGCGCCGCCGGAACTTTCGACATCGGCATTCGCAAGCCGGTCGTGCCCGGCAAGACCTGGAAGGCCGGGGAACCGGTCAAGGTGACGTCCGGCCCGCTGGCCGGGCTTGTGCTGCATGTCGAGGGCGGCAGGGCCAAGCGCGGGCATGTCCGGCTCATCCTCGCCATGGCCGGGCGTCCGTCCAGTTTCACTATCCCCGAAACCATGTTGGAGGCGGCTTGACAATGGCCGCGACGTTCGTCACCTTCCGCGCATCTGCTTCGCGCCGATCCGTATGCACCCTTCATGGGCGAGCGTCGGGCGCACCCCGCGACCGCTCGATGCGTTTGTCGCAGAGTGCGAAGCATTGCCGCGAAACACCCTGCCAGCCCCTCCGAACTGCGATACCCCGGCGCGCGGGACAAGCCGTCGCCTCGTCGCGCGTAGAGCGCCGCCCGTGCTGGCATGGTTTCCTCGTTGTGACGGGCGAAAGGCCGGAAGGCCGGGGAATTCATTGATGCCGTCGAACCCGTTTCCCATGGGCAACAAGATTTGGATGTTGCGATCCAGCGCCGGTCCAAAGCCCGTCTTTGCAGGCCCTGACGAACTCTGGAAGGCGTGCGTCGAGTATTTCGAGTGGGTGGAGGAAAACCCGCTCTACGAGGCAAAGGCGTTTGCATATGAGGGCGTGGTCACCGTCGAAAAACTGCCCAAGATGCGGGCGATGACGATTTCCGGCCTTTGCCTTTTCCTTGATGTTGACCGCCGAACTTGGTCACTTTGGCGCGAAGAACGTGCGGATTTGCTTCCCGTCCTTACGCGATGTGAGGAAATCATCCGCACACAGAAGTTTGAAGGCGCTGCGGCTGATCTTCTGAACCCGAACATCATTGCCCGCGATCTTGGCCTTGCCAATCGCGAGGAACTGACAGGGCCCAATGGCGGCCCCATCGAAATTCAGAACGTGGCCGCCGATGAAGCCAAACGCAAGCTTCTTGCGATCACTGCCGAAGGCGAAGGCTGACGCGTGGATTGCAAGCCTCACCACGCAGGAACTCGCCGCCATCCGCTACGACTGGTCCTTCTGGGGGCGTGACGAGCAGCAACTACCACCTGGCGATTGGCTGACATGGCTCATCCTCGCGGGGCGAGGGTTCGGCAAGACGCGGACGGGATCGGAGACGGTTCGAGCAGTCGTCGAACAGGGCAGGGCGTCACGCATCGCAATGGTTGCCGAGACGGCGGCCGATGCCCGCGACGTGCTCGTTGAAGGTGACAGCGGCATCTTGGCCGTCTCGCCGCCACACTTCCGGCCCGTCTATGAGCCGTCGAAGCGGCGGCTGACATGGCCGAACGGGGCGATAGCGACACTCTACAACGGCACGGAGCCGGACCAGTTGCGCGGCCCGCAACATGATTTTGCTCTTGTCGACGAGCTCGCCAAGTTTCGCTACGCGCAGGAAACATGGGATCAGCTCATGTTCGGCCTGCGGCTTGGAACAAGCCCGCGCGCCGTGATCACCACGACGCCGCGCCCCATTCCGGTCCTGAAAGCCATTTTGAAGGATACCGGAACGGTCGTTACGAAAGGGCGTACTGCGGACAACGCGGCGAACCTCGCCAAGTCCTTCATGAAGGCGATTACGGACCGCTACGCCGGGACACGCCTTGGACGCCAGGAACTTGAAGCAGAAATGCTGGAGGACGTGCCCGGCGCGCTTTGGCAGCGCGACGTGATCGAGGCAAACCGGCGGCGCGAACACCCGCCCTTGAGGCGCATCGTAGTGGCAATTGATCCGCCCGCGACGTCCGGCGAGGATGCCGACGAATGCGGCTTGGTGGTTGCAGGCATTGATGCCGCCGGGGCAATATACGTTCTGGAGGATGCCAGCGCAGGGCAGTTGCAGCCGCTCCAATGGGCGCGCCGTGCCGTTGGCCTCTACAGCCGCCACGCCGCCGATCGCATTGTCGCCGAAATCAACAATGGCGGCGAAATGGTCGAGACTGTCATTCGGCAGGTTGATCCTTCGGCCTCTGTTCGCACCGTTCACGCGACGCGCGGCAAATACGTCCGGGCCGAACCGGTGGCCGCACTCTACGAACAGGGTCGCGTCCATCACGTCGGCGCGTTCCCGGAACTTGAAGACCAGATGTGCACCTACACGCTTGACGGCTTGCCGGACGGCTCCTCGCCTGACCGGCTCGACGCCTTGGTCTGGGCGCTGACAGAACTCACCGAACCCGGCACCTCCGCCGCCATGTTCATCAAGAAGGCTCATCGATGAACGTGATCGTCAATACGCTGAACCGGCTGTCGACGCTGTTTCCCGGCTACTTCCCGGCGGCGAAGCACAACCACTACGCCGACTTCGGTTACCCGGAGCATCTGACGTTCGACCAGATTGAGGCGATGTTCCGCCGCAACGGTCTGGCCCGCGCCGCGGTGAAGAAGACGGCAGCAAAGACGTGGCAGGACACGCCGGAAATATTCGAGCGCGAGGGTGGCGACGAAACCGCGCTTGAAACCGAGATGCGTCAGCGCTTCGACGATCTTCGGCTTTGGCAAAAGTTCGCCAAGGCCGACGCGCTCGCCCTCATGGGTGGCTATTCCGGCGTCATCATGCGCTTGGCCGACAACAAGCGGTTCAACCAGCCGGTTGACCGCGTCGGAGGCGGGCTTGACGGCTTGGTCGATGTCATCGTCGCTTCGCGCGGCCAGCTTCGCGTGACATCATGGAACACAGACGAGACGTCGGCGGACTACGGTCAACCGACGATGTTTGGCTTCAATGAGGCGCAGCCCGGCGACGAACAGGCCAAGGCCCGCATCTTCGACATCCACCCGGATCGCGTCCTGATCTGGTCCGAAGATGGGACGGTGCACAACCGGTCAATGTTGGAGGCCGGATACAACGACCTGATCGACATGGAGAAGATCAAGGGTGCCGGAGGCGAAGGCTTCTGGAAGAACGCGAAGTCGGCACCTGTCATCCAAGTCGACAAGGAAGCGCGCATCGCGGACATCGCAGCCGCCATGGGCGTTCCGGCCGACGAAGTCGCCGACGCCATGGACAAGCAGATCGACGCTTACAACAAGGGCTTCGACAAGCTCCTGATGCTGCAAGGAATGGAAGCGAAGACGCTGGGCGTCACGCTGCCGTCGCCGGAACACTTCTTCGCCATCGCGCTTCAGTCATTCGCGGCGTCCATCGAGATGCCGTTGAAGATCCTTGTCGGCACGCAAACCGGGGAACGGGCGTCCACGGAGGACGCGCGGGAATGGAACCAGACGATCACGTCGCGTCGCGTGACGTTTTGCCGGCCCATGATCGCCGACTTCCTGCTTCGCATGGAGCGGTTCAAAATCCTGCCGGAGCGGGACTGGATCGTGGAATGGGCCGACCTGACGGAAAGCTCGCCTGCCGAGAAAATTGAGCGCGCTGCCAAGATGGCCGCGATGAACAAGCAGTTCGGCGGACGCGAGATTGTGTTCACGTCTGACGAAATCCGCGCCGTCGCCGACTATGAACCGCTGTCTGACGCCGACCGGTATCTCGAAGACCTGCCCGAACCCTCGGAGAATGATCAATGAGCCGCGTCCGCGTCAACATCCGCACGCTCGCCAATACGAAGGCCATCCGCAAGGAAAAGCGCGACGGCCGCGACGTCATCATCGTTCCTTCGGCGACGCTGCCCGACGACGTCGTCATGAACGGGATCAAGTATCCCGCCGACGAAATCGCCAAGTCGTTTCAGGGGCTGGAGAAAAAGCCAGCCCCGCTTGGTCACCCCATGATCGGGGGCGAATATGTTTCGGCGCTGGAGCCGATGGCGATCAACGCGAATTGGGTCGGTGCCTTCAACGAAAACGTCCGCCGGGAGAATGGCCGCGTCTTTCTCGACAAGGTCATCGACATCGAGGTTGCGAACCGCACGGCGGGCGGCAAGTCGCTGCTTGAAGCCATCGACAAGGGTGATCCGATCCACACGTCGACGGGCCTGTTCTGCAATCTCGAAGACTGCGCCGATGCCGGTTTCAAGGCGATCGCGCGCGACATCGAGTTCGATCACGACGCCATTTTGTTGAACGAACAGGGCGCGGCGAAGCCCGAACAGGGCGTCGGCATGATGGTCAACGGTGCCAAGGTCACCGTCATCAACTCGTTCTTGGAAGACGCTGACCGCTCCATGGAATGGGCGGTCGAAAGCCTTGTCCACGCACTGGAGCGGCGCGAGCGCGCTTCGTTCATGGATCAGATGAAGGCCCGGCTTGTCAGCCTGTTCGGCGACGTCAAGGCGGGGAAAACGGCCAATGGAAAGGAACCCGAAATGGCTGAAGACAAGCAGATCGGCGAGCTTTCGGCGAAGGTGGAAGCCTTGGCCGAGTCCGTCGCCAAAATCCCGGAAACCATCGCTAATGGCGTCGCAGCGGCCTTGAAACCGCTGACCGACAATCTGTCGGCGATGCAGGCGAACGAGAAGGCGAAGGAAGAGGCAGAACGGGCCGAACTCGTCGCCAAGATCGTCAAGGCGAACGTTCTTTCCGAGGCTGCGGCCAAGGAACTGACGATCAACGCCCTGAAGGAGCTGGCCGCCAAGGCCGCGCCCGGCAAGGCCGCCGCGATCAACGGCGCGCCGCTCATCGCCAGCGCTGACGACGACTTCGCGGGCTACGACCTCAACGCCCTCATTGATGCGAAAGGCAACTGATCATGGCTGGCAACACCATCTATCGCGGCCCGATTCACCGTCAGCCGCGCACCGTTACCAAGCCCGTCACCGGCGCGCTTCTACCCGGCACCTTCGTCGAGGAAACCGCCACTGCACTGGCGCAGATCACCACTGCCGTGGCGAAACGCCCGCTGCTTCTGGCGCCCATGGACTTCACTGATCAGGACATCCTGAAGGCGTATGTCGATGGCGACACCGGCGTGGCCTATGAATTGCAGCCCAATGACCGCGTCCAGGCGCGCATGGCCGCTGCAACCTATGCCGTCGGCGCGCCTCTAACCGTGGGGGCCGCTGGTCGCCTCGCCGCCGCATCCGCGGGGTCCATCGTCGTTGCATGGTTCGCCGACACGGCGGGCGCATACAGCGCCGGGGCGTTCGCGGATGTCATCATCGCCAACAGCTACACTGCGGCGTAAGGAGGCCAAGGACATGCTGAAATTCACCAAAGAACAGCAGGCCTACGTGATCGCCAATCGCGTCGGCTTCAATGAGGCGCAGAAGCGCATCGCCACGAACGGCATGATTGGCAACGCGCTGCCGCTTCCCAAGGACGTCTGGGGCGAGTGGGACCGCGAAGGCATCGCGATCCAGCGCCAGACCCTTGCCATCTTCAACGATCTCGCCGCTTCGGTGGCGGTTCCGATGCCGATTGGCAAGCTCGTCCACTACTTCCAGACGATCAGCGACAGCGGCGGCGTCAACGTGTCGATGGACGGCCGGTCGAAGGCCAACACTGACAAGCCCGTTTTCGAGTATTTCGGAACTCCGCTGCCGATCATCGACAGTCCGTTCAGCTTCGGCTGGCGCGAAGTCGCGGCGGCGCAAACCGAAGGTGTCCAGCTTGACCCCGCAGGCCGCACCAATGCCATGTTCAAGGTTGCGAACAAGTTGGAGAGCATCGCGCTCGACGGCGACGCCTCGATCAAGGTCAACGGCAACTCGCTCTTCGGCCTGCGCAACCACCCGCGCCGCAACACCCGCGCGACTGGCGTTGCCCTGAACGGTGCGACCGGATTGCAGTGGAACGCCGAAGTCGTCGCAACCTTGAAGCTGCTTCACGGCGACAACTTCAAGGTTCCGGCGACCCTCTACATGAACTGGAACGACTGGTTTTACGCCTCGAATACTGACTTCTCGACATCCTATCCGGGCAAGACCATCGCCCAGCGCATCCTCGAGATCAGCGGCGTCGCTGGTGTTGTCCCTTCGGACAGCGTGGCGGCATCGCAGATCATCGCGGTGGTGAAGGATCGTCGCGTCGTTTCGTTGCTGAACGGCATGCCGATGACGACGCGTGCGCAGTTCCGGGCCAATCCGGAAGATGACTACAACTTCGTCACCATGGCGGCCGCTGCGCTCGAAATCAAATTCGACGCTGCGCAGAACTGCGGTGTCGCGGTATCGACGGCGGCTTGACGCTGGGCTGACACCGGATTGCCTTTTTGAGGGGCGGGACTGTTCCCGCCCCTTTGCAAAGCCAATCATGGAGAACTGACATGAAGATCGAAATCACCGAAAAGGGCGTCCATGACGCCAAGGGCAAACCGATTGCGGTTGGCACCATCATCGAGGTCAAGGGCGAAGCCATGCCTGCATGGCTGTTGAACAAGGCCGTCGAGGTGAAGGGCGGAAAAGCGTCGAAGCAGATCGTCGTCAACCCGGATGCGGACATGGCTGACCTGCTGAAGCAGGCCGCCGAACTCGGCATCGAGGTCAACAAAGACGCTCCCATGTCGCTCCAAATGGAAGAAGAATTGAGGGCTGCGATCAACACCAAGTTGGCGGCCTGACGCCATGTTCGGCACGCTGATCGACTGGCGCGCATGGGCGACAGCACGGGGCGACAACGCCCCGTCAGCGGCAACAGATCCTGTTGCGACCGCCGCGCTTGTCCGCGCCTCCGATCACGTCCAGTTTGCCTATGGCCCGTGGATGCAGCCCGGCTTTGACATGGCGCGCGACGAGGTCAAATTCGCGGCCTATCACGCCGCTCTGCTCGAGCTCGCCAAGCCTGGCTTCTTCGCCCGGACCTACACCGATGGCGAAACCAAGGTGCTGACCGAAGTGAAGGGCATCAAGTGGTCCATCGTCGACGGGCCGGGCGCGTCGTCGGGCATCATGGCATTCACGCCGGTCTCGACGACGGTTGACAATCTGCTTAGGCCCTACATGCAGCGCAATGTCGGCTACTCCATCAAGGCGGTTGGCTGATGGCGGAAGATTGGAGCGCTGTTGCTGCCGAAGTCGCCGCCGCCATCGGCGAAGTCGGCTTTGCTGCCACACTGATCAAGCCGGGCGTCTATACCGGGCCGGATTACGACCCGACGCCATCCGCGCCCGTGGAATACCTCGTCACCGTGATTGACGATGCGATCCGCGTGCGCGACCAATCCGGGGCGCTGACACGCGAAACCGTGCGCGTGCTGACGATCGGCGCGACCGGCGTTGTCCCGGCCAAAGCGGACAGGGTTCGCGTTCGCGGCCTGGAGCACGAGATCATGGCTGTCATGCCTCTGGCACCGGGCGGCGTTGACCTGCTTTACGAACTGGAGATTTCGGGCTGATGGCCATTCCTGCCGAAATCCAGTCGCTGCTTGACAAGCTGGAGCCGGAAGTTGCGAAAGCATTCCGCGAGGCCATTGACCGCATCAGCTCGTCGGCCCAATTGGCCGCCGTCATCGGCGCGCTGGAGCGCAACGACATCAATGCGGTGTTGATCGCGCTCCGCTTGGACGCGACCTTTTTCGACCCGATGGACCGCATGATCGCGCAGGCTTTCTGGACGGGCGGCGTCAATGCCTTGATGCGCCTGCCCTCGATACCGGACCCTTTTCCGGCGGGCGCGTCGTGCTCGGCTTCGATGGCCGAAACACCCGCGCCGAACAATGGACGCGACAACACGCCGGGAACCTGATCCGCGAAATCATCGAAGATCAAAAGGTCATGGTCCGCGAGGTCGTTGCGGCCAAGGTGGAATTGGCGGTCAATCCGCGCACCACGGCGCTTGACTTGGTTGGCCGCGTGAACCGTGCCACCGGGCAGCGCGAAGGCGGCTTTGTCGGGCTGACAACCAAGCAGGCGCAATGGGTGCTGAACGCCGAAGCGCAGCTTCGCAACCTCGACCCGGCCTACTTTCAGCGGGAGCTGCGCGACAAGCGCTTTGACCGGCGGATCATGAAGGCGATCCGCGAGGGCAAGCCGCTTTCGGCGGCTGACATTGCGACCATCACGGCGCGCTACCGCGCTCGACTGCTCGACCATAGGGGCGAAGCCATCGCCCGAACAGAAAGCCTGAACGCGCTGCGCGCGGGACGCCATGAGGGTTACCGCCAACTCGTCGAAAGCGGGAAGGTTCGCGAAGACCAGATCGAACGCACATGGGATGCAACCGGCGACCGGCGCACGCGCTTTGACCATGCCGTGATGGATGGCAAGAGCGTCACTGGCCTGTCCATGCCCTTCGTCATGCCAGACGGATCACTGATGATGCACCCGGGCGATGCCTCACTTGGCGCGCGGGCCGGGCAGGTCATCAACTGCCGGTGTTTTGAGAAGATCAGGATCAAGTATGACAAGCCGGTTTGGGGCTGAAATCAAGGCCTACATCGACAAGACGAAAGACGGCCTTGAAAACGTCCTGAAGACCAGCGTGCAAGACGTGCTCGACATCGCGCAGACGCCGAAGGCCAAGGGCGGGCGCATGCCGGTTGATACCGGCAATCTGCGCAACTCCCTCGTGTCCGGCTTGAATGGCAGCGCGGGCGCGCAAGGCGCGGACGGTTATGCGCTGGTGATCGCGGGCATGGAACTTGGCGACGAAGCCCGGTTCGGGTGGACCGCGCCCTATGCGCTGCGCATGGAACTCGGCTTCACCGGGCAAGACAGTCTTGGCCGGAACTATCAGCAGACCGGCAATCACTTCGTCGGGTCCGCAGCAGCGCAATGGCCGGGCATCGTTGCCCGCAATGCGGCGGAATGGGACAAATGATCGCGGAAGCCGACATTGAGAACGCGTTGAAGGCACGCGTCGCGACCATCGTCTTCGGGCGTCCGATCGCATGGCCGAACCAGGAGTTCACGGCATCGCCGCCCTTCGCCACGGTCCAGATCGTTCGCGTCGAGCGGACGGATCGCACGATGAACGGCGACGAGACGATCAGCCGTGGCCGCATCATCGTCACGCTGGTGGACAGGCTCGGCACGTCCACAAAGACCGCCAACACTCTTGCCGACACAGTCGCCGCCGCGTTCCCGGTGGCGCTGCGCATCCCTGTCACCGGCGGGCAAATCGTCATCATGAAACCAACCGACATTCGCGAAGGCTTTCGCGACGGCTCCGAATGGCGAACGCCGATCATCATCGACTATCAGGCATCCTGAAAGGACTTAACCATGAGCGCACCGCACATTGGCACGAAAGTTGCCATCGCGACCGGCCTGCCCGCAACCTTTAATGAGGCGGGCTATGAGGCCCTGACGTGGGTTGACATCTCGGGCATTGTTTCCGTCTCCGAAACCGGCGACGAGGGTGCGGCGATTGACGTTCCGAACCTCACCACGGGCCGGACCAAGACGTCCAAGGGGGCGACCAAGGGACAGCCGATCAACATCGCCTATGCCGACGTTGCCAGCGACGCTGGGCAGGCGGCGGTCATCGCAGCATCGAAAACGACAGCGGAATATTCGCTGCGCATTTCGGAGCCCGGCGCAAGCGGCGCGCCCGAGCGGTATTTCTCCGGTCCGGTCATGAACTTCCGCCGCCGTGAGCGCAGCACCACGTCCTATGCGGGCGCATCCTTCGCGGTTGCCGACAACTACGGCGAAGTGTCGGGAACCTGATCATGGCGGATTTCTCGACATTCGACGTCGCCGCGCAGGCCGACGAAGGCGCGGACATGCAGCTCTATTTCCCGAATGGTGACCCGGTCGCAGGGTGCATCATCCGGGTCAAAGGCTTTGAAAGCCGTGAGCTGCGCGACATGGCGCGCGATTTTGAGCGCAAGGCCATGAAGGGGCAGGCGGTTGACACCGAAAAGCAGGGCATGGCCCTGTTGGTCGCGGCGACAAAGTCCTGGAGCGGCATCGAATGGGAAGGCAAGCCGATGGCCTGCACTCCGTCGAACATCGAAAAGCTCTACCGGGCGCATGACTGGATCGCGCGGCAGGTAACGGCGTTTGCCTCGAAGCCCGCTCATTTTTTTACGCCGCCGCCGGGCGTTTGACGCTCTACGCCCGGTCGCTTGGCTATCTCCATGCAAAGCCGTTTGAAAAAGGTCACAAGTCGCGCGCCGAGCGCGGCATGACCACGCCGCCGATCCAGATCGAGACCGGCGGCTACATGCTGGAGGCTTTCGCCGCGTCCGGCATGGTGTCCGCTCTTTCCTTCGACCTTGCGCCGCTGTCATGGCCGGAAATCGACGCCTTTGCGCGTCATGACGGGCTGACGCCGGACGAGGCGGCGACGCTCCGCAAGATGAGCGAAGCCTATGTGGCGGGCGTCCGCCACGGCGAAGACCTGTTCGCCATTGCACCTTGGGACATGCCTGCATGACCGATTTCGCCCGCCTCGTGCTTGTCGCTGACAGCTCGCAAATGACGGTCGCCGCCAAGGCGATCGATCAGGTCGGCGTGTCGGCGGACAGGACGGAAGCCAAGGTCGAAAGCGCGGCTGTCGGCATGTCGCGGGCGATGACCACGGTTGCCGCGTCATCGAAGATGGCGGCGATGCAGCAGCGGAACCTTGTGTTCCAGTTGAACGACGTGGCCGTGTCGCTGGCGTCCGGCATGAACCCGTTGATGGTGCTGGCGCAGCAGGGATCGCAGATTGCGACCATCTACGGGCCGGAAGAGGGCGGCGTCCGCAGGGCGCTTTCCGAAACTGGCAAGATGGCCTTGACCGCTGCGCAGGGCATCGGTCGTTTCGCGCTGGCGCATCCGGCGGCAATTGCGGCGGCAGCGGCCTTCGGGCTTGGCTTGCGCGGCATGGTCAACGACCTTCGCGCGGCGGGCAACGAGACCGTCAGTTATGGCGACCTCGTGATAGCGATTATGCAGGAGATCGGAAGCGCGATCTACACCTTTGTCGAGCCGGCCGTGACGGCAATCGGCGGCTGGGTAGGAGCCGCGCTCGATTGGACGGCCGCGCAATTCAAGTCTTGGGGCAACCTCATCATCCAGACCGCGCTTGGCACGTTCGAGATGGTCAAGGCGGCTGTCAACTCTGTTCCTGCCGCCTTTGTGGCGGCGGGCGGCGCGGCGGCGAATGGCTTTATCGCCGCCATCGAATTCATGGCGCGCGAAGCCTTGGTGATGGTCAACGGGCTGATTGCCAAGATGAACGGCATCTTGCCGGACACGATGCAGCTTGCCTTTGCGCCCGCCCCAATGGACGTGCAGTTGGCGCGCTTCGACACGTCCGGCGCGGTCGAAAGTCTGAAACAGCAGTGGCTCGATCTTGATGCGACCGTCTCTGAAATCGTCGCAACCGACTATTTAGGCAAATTCGGCGACGCCATCAAAGCGCGCGCGCTCGCCAATGAGTTGAAGGACGTCGAGACGGCGGCGGGTGGCGCGGGGCGCGCCGTCAAGGCTGCGGCCGACGCGGCGAAAGACCCGTGGGACGGTCTGCGCACTGCGGTGAAGAAGTCCGGCGAAACCATGTCGGAGAGCTTCAAATTCGCCAAAGAGGTTGCGAGAGGCTTTTTCGCCGATCTTCGTCAGGGCCTGCTTAGCGGCGAAAACGCATGGGATGCGCTTGCCAATGCTGCCGCCAATGCGCTCGACAAGATCGCTGACAAACTCTTTGAGATGGGGTCCGGCAATCTATTCGACTGGATCTTTGGGCTTCTTGGAGCAATTCCAGGTTTCGGCGGCCCTAAGTTGTCAGGGCCTTTCCCGGCTGCACCAGTGATGGCCGCGCCCGCCCGCCTCGCTTCAGCCGCCATGCCTGCGAGCGGCGGCCGTTCGTCTGCCGTAAATCTCCGCATCGCGATGGATCGCAACGGCAATCTCGACGCCTATGTGGATGAGCGCGCGGCGTCGATTTCCAAGGACGTTTCCGTTCGGATCGTCCGCGAATACGACAACACCGGCAAGCAGCGGTTTGGCCGGGACGCGAACGAAAGCAGGAAGCGGGGGCTTTCGCGGTGAGCGTCACTTTCCCGATCACTTTGCCTTCAACGCCTATCGTTACCCCCGCATGGCGGCTTGTGTCCGGCGTTCGGGCGATGAAGATTGGCACCCGCAAGGCGGTCGCGGGTGTCCGCGTGACGCTCGACCAATTCGTTTGCGAGGGCGTCACCACAGAGCCGCTTTGGCATGCCGAAAAACGCCCATGGGAATCGTTCTTCGCCCGGCTTGAAGGCGCTTTCGGATCGTTCGCCATGACGGCGGCGCACCGCCCATGGCCGTTCGCTCATCCCGGTGGGCTTGCCGGGTTCAACGGGGTGAGGGCCATCTCATCGTGGAACGGTGACGGCGACATGGTGATAACCGCGCCGCCTGCCGGGTTTACCATTACCGAAGGCGATTACATTGAGCTTCAGAACGGCACCGCCCGCACGGTGGTGATCGCCTGCGACACCTCCACGTCTGCCAGCGTCGTGGCCCGCACGGTCACCGTGCGCGGCATGGTGGATCAGGCGACATTCCCGGCAGGTTCCACGGTCAGGTTCTACAGCCCGACGGCGCTTTTCCGCTTGATCGACTACGATCTGGACATTTCGGCGTCACCGACGCCGGTGACGTTCTCCTGCGAACAGGTGCTGTTCCCGTGACGGTTCCAAGCGCGGTCGAGGCTCAATATCAGGCGGGCAGGGGTTCGCAGCGCGAAACGTTGCTGTTCACTATGCGTGACGGATCGCGATACGGGTTCACGTCGCATCCGGCATTTTTCACTTGGAACGGCGACACCTATCAGCCCAATAGCCTCATTCAGATTGAGGCTCCGCAATTTCAGACCGGCATGGCGGCATTGCCTTTCACGATCCGGTTGCCTGCGACCGATGGCATCACGCCGGGCGCATTGGAAAGCATTGAAAGCCTGCCCTACCGCCGGGCACGCGTGCAGGGCTGGGTGCTGTTCTATAATTCGCAGACCGGCGTTTTCGCGGCGTCCATCGGC